TAACCTTAACGTTGATGACACTGGTAACACCTTCGCTGGTGTTCTGCAAGGTAAGTATCGTGTCTACATCGATCCTTATTCTGCAAACCTGGCATCTGGTAACACCGCAACCGATAGCGGCAACCAGTACTACGTTGTAGGTTATAAGGGTACTTCCCCTTATGACGCAGGTCTCTTCTACTGCCCATACGTACCTCTGCAGATGGTCCGTGCCGTTGGTCAGGATACCTTCCAACCCAAAATTGGCTTCAAGACTCGCTATGGTCTTACCGCCAACCCCTTCGCAGAAGGAACCACTCAGGGTCTGGGACGCCTCCGTGTCAACAGCAACCGCTACTACAGAAGAGTCAGAGTCAAGAACCTCATGTGATCAATTGTTCACAGACTTTTCAAAGGACCCTTCGGGGTCCTTTTTTTGTATCTAAATAAGAATGTAGAGAACTAAGTAAGATGCCTTTTCACATTAAAACACCAAGCATAATGAATCCAACCATTGGTGATGTATACTACCTAGGTGACAGCAGATGGACTGAGACTTACGATGATAGGAAAGTATATGCTAATGAGTCTGATGCTAATGCAGACAAAGCAACCACTGTTACCAAAAATGGTGTGACTTATACTCCAAAACATTTTGCTAATGCCACTGTAGTTTCTGAATAATCATGGCCAAAAGAAAAAATCCTGCGGAAAGACCAGGAACTCCAATTAGTAATAGAAACTTTTTAGCACCAACAGGATTTAAATTTTCGCTGAAAAGGTGTCCTTCCGCTGCTTTTTTCTGCAATCAAGCAAACATTCCATCATTAGATCTTGGAATTGCACAGCAAACTAGTTATCTAAAGGACCTTGATATTCCTGGTGATAAAATTGTCTTTGGTGATTTAAATCTTAGATTTTTAGTCGATGAGGATCTGTTCAATTACATGGAGATCCAAAATTGGATTAGAGGTCTTGGATATCCAGAAAAATTAAGTCAACTAAAAGATCTTGCTGAAGATGGTAAGATTAAAAGCAGATTTGGACAAGCTGGCGAAAACATATATTCAGACGCTACACTTCAAATATTGAGCAATAATCTTGTTCCTAAATTTCAAGTGATGTTTAAAGATGTATTTCCATATTCCTTATCAACTATATCTTTCGATGCAACTGATACAGATATTGACTACTTTACAGCAGAGGTAAGTTTCAAGTATACTATTTACGATATGCAAGATATGAGTGGCAATTCTTTATGATCGATCTTGATAAACTTCAAGAGATGTGGGAGAAAGATTCAAAAATTGATAGAGACAATTTACACGAAGAATCATTAGGAATCCCAACTCTCCATGCGAAGTATTTTGAAATGTACAATACAGTTTTTCTACTAAGAAAAAAAGCAGAGCAACAGAGAAAAAATATCCGACACGAACGTTACGAATACTTCAGCGGTAAAGCAGACCCTGATGTATATGTGCAGAATCCTTTTCCAAAAAAGATTCGCGACAAGGACACAATGCAGAAGTACCTTGACGCCGACGAAAAATTGTCTACAGTGTGTTTAAAGATTGATTATTACGATACAATGCTTGTTTATATCGAAAGTATACTAAAACAAATAACTAATAGAACCTATCAAATCAAGAACGCAATAGAGTTTATGAGGTTCAATGCAGGATTAGGATGATGGACGACGAAGATCAGTATTATCAATTAGAACTGCCGATTCAGGCAGTTCGCATTATCTACACAGGTCTTAAGCAAGCTTGCGAAAAATGGTCTGGTGGAGATCCTGTAGAGCAAGAGGATTTGCTTGCCATGAGAGATCATTTTTACAGGATCATGCTCGAACATAGGTTTAGCAATATGTAATAAATATTCGTAGATGAATGGATCTACGTGATTGACACTAGTGCAAATCTTGTTATATCTAAATCTAACGAAGTATTTTTAAAGATTAATACTGAACCTCATATCGAATATGAACTTAGAGATCACTTTAAGTTTGAGGTTCCTAATGCAAAATTTATGCCACAGTACCGTGGTAGAAATTGGAACGGAGAGATACATCTCTTTGATATGCGTTCCAAACAAATCTACGTCGGACTGTTAGATAAGATTGTATCCTTCTGCGAAAACTATGGATACACTTATAAGTTTGAAGATAATAAATTTTACGGCACACCTTTTGAAGAGAACAATCAAATCTCATATGAAGGTGTTAAAGATTACATGCATTCAATATGCTCACATACTCCTAGGAAATACCAAGTTGAGGGAGTATACGGTGCTCTAAAGCATAATAGAAAGTTACTGATAAGCCCCACTGCTTCAGGCAA